ACGTACAAGGCACACGCGCCTGCGGTAATCAGATAAAAGTCTGCGTACCACAAAAGCCACGTTGCCGCGACCTTCATCACGACCATCGTCCCCACGGGGTCGAAACGCTGAAAGAGCCAGTTGAGCAAGGGATTAGCCTCGCGTTTGCCCATCTTCAGCGCACGATCCGTCGTCCAGATATCAGCGATCTGGAGCAGGAAGAAGATCAGTAGGAAGGCGGTGTTCATGCCCACGGCAACGGCGGGCTGACGATGGGAGGATTGATCTGGTTCTCAATCTGCTGCGCAACCGCAGCCTCTGCGCTGTCTTTATCGACGCCGTTCGCCCAGCACCATCCCAGCACTTGATCCTGCGTGAGATCGGCATACGGGGTGAACTGCTCGCCCTGCACGACCGCAAAGCCACAGGTGCTGTACACGCTGCCGCTATAGGTGCCGTCGGTGCCGGAGAGGTTCCAATGCGCCGTGACAACGTAATCCGCGCCTTCGGGTGCCTGCGGTACGCAGTTCAACTGCGAGATGTTCCATGTGTAGGTAATCACTTCGCTTCCTCCTTCGGCAACAGCGGCTCGACCTGTGCCTTGAGTTTGGCCCACAGCGGGTGTGCGCCTTGGCTCGTCGGCAGGGTGCCGAGCAGATTCACGATAGCGACCGCTTCTTCAAGCGTGACCTTCAGTTCAACTTCAGACATTACTGCACCTGCGGGGGAAGGGTTGACCATGCGTTGTTAGCGATGCCGAGATACCACGGCTCCGCGCCAAGTACCTCGTTAGCCTGCGGATCGTTCACCGCCAGCACACAGCGCCAGTAGGTCTGCGAGATGACCTCGCCATCCTTTAGCACTTCTGTCGTCTTGCGAACGCCGATGCTGCCGTTGGGCTGCACGTTAAATTCGCTGATAAAAACTCGTTCTTCAAAAGTCGCCATGTTTATCTCCTATGGTAGGACTGTCCGTCTGCACCGTCCGATGCAGATAATTAAGATGCCGGATATGTTGCTGAAATGTAAATATAAGCCGCTTCATTAACGCAATCTTGTTCCGTAATTGCGCCATCATCAGCAGAACCAAAAATTCTACCGGATGAACTGTTAAAATAAGCCGTTAGCATTGTTCCACCAGTCCAATTCAAATTATTAGTCATTACTGTTCCAATTGCTTCTGCGGTTGTATTAAAAGGCAAACCGCCAATGCTTACTTTTCCAGTTCCAGTTAGGGCCGTGTACTCCAAATAAATGTTTATAGATACCAATCGCCCGACTTTTGTGTAATTTCCAACTTGCGAAACATATGTTGTAGTTCCTGGCGTGGTTGATCCGTTAATCGTCGGCGTAAATGTCCCCTCCTCATAATCATCCAGCGTGTTCGCGTTGGACGCTGCCGATTGCGTGGCGGGGAAGGTGATGCCGTTGCTGACTTGGATGACGCCGCCGTTTGCGGTTGCTGTGTTGACGCCGACCAGCAGTTCTCCCGCCGCCGTGATGCGGGCGCGTTCGGTGGCGTTGGTGGCAAAAATAAGTGGCGAGTTTATGTAATTGTAAAGGTAAGCATTTTCGCTAGAGTCAATGCCAACCGCTAACCCGCTTGACGTTGTGGTTCCTGTAGTGCTGTTTTGAAAAAGAAAAAATGCTTCGTCGCTGGTAGAGTTGCGAACGCGGTTGCGATTTGTTGAACTACCAGAAACAACATCAAGACGGTCAAGCGGACTCGCCGTGCCGATGCCGACGTTGCCCACGGCCCCTGTCTCCGTGGAGATTTTGAAATAACTAGTTGTATCGGTAGGGTCTAAAACATGAAGCGCATAACGCGCAGAGGCGCTGCCACCAGCAGTTATTTTTAGCCCAAATCCGTTGGTTGCATCACTATTTGTAATTATTTGAGCAACGCCACTAGACGTTACAACTTGCAACTTCGCCGCCGGACTCGTCGTGCCGATGCCGAGGTCGCCGGAGGCGGTTAGCGTCATATTGATATTGCGGGCTGATGCTCCAGATGAAAAATTTATCGGCCCGTTATATGCGCCAAGGTACAAACCGCCCGTAGACGTGGCTTCAATAATTCCAGCGTTTGCCCACCCAGTAACGCCAAACCCTAACGAGCCGCCCATTGCAAAAACAATGCGTTCGTCTGTGATGCTGCTACCGGCTGCGTCTGTGTTAACAATAGTATTGAAAATAGTCCCGGTTGAATTCCCGGTGTTTGTTAACGTGCTGCCATCAAACGTCAGCGCACTCCCGCTCGTCGCCACCTTGCTGCCGTCCAGATACACCACGCCTCCGGCGGTGCCGGAGGAGAGGGTGAGGTTGCCCGAGAGTACCGCTGCACCGACGTTGACCGACGCGATAGAGGCACCCGTGACCGTGAGGCCCGTGACCACCGCCGTGCCGAGGTTAGCCGAGGCGATGCTGGCCGAGGTGCTGGTAAGGTTCGTGACCGTTCCCGTAGTGACGAGCGCCACCGCCGCATTAGCAGACGCAATGGAGGCCGACGTAGAGGTGAGATTAGTCACCGTGCCTGTGGTAACAACCGCCACAGCCGCGTTTATAGAGGCCGTGGAGACGGTCGGCAGGTCTGACTTGCCCGTGACCGAGAGGGTGCTGCCGAGCGTTGCTGCGCCCGTAACGTTGAACGTGCCGCCGACCGACAGCGCCGAGGTGATCGACACGTTGGCCTGTAGCCCCGTGTTACCCGTCACCGTCAGCGTGCCGTTGATCGTCGTATTGCCGAACGAGTTGGCGGCGTTAATCATTTGGAAGCGCGTGCCGTCATAGACGATGACGACGACTTCGCCCGAGTTGATGTCACCGGCTGCGAGGGCGGTGCTGCCGTCGCGGGTGATCGCCTTTGCGCCGAGGCCGTCTACGTTGATCGTGACCGCGCCTGTGTTGGCAGCGTTGGCGATGAAATAAAGAAGTTGACCGGCAGCGTAGGCGGTCAATTGCGGTGACATCGACCCTGTGATCGTGTCTGTCCCCGTGACCGTGATGAGTTTGGCGGCTGTGGACTGCACTTGACCCAAGTTCGCAGCGTCTGTGGCGGCGGTGCCTGCTCCAAGCGTCGTGATCTTGTTGTTGCCAAATGGGATGTTGGCCGTAACGGTGGTTTGGCCGTCCTTGGTGATAGCCGTAGAGAGGCCCGTCGCAAGGTCAGCGGTCAGCGAGTTAAAGACCGTGGCCGAAATGACGGTGTTAGCGACGACAGGTTGGCCTGCCGAGTTGATAAGGAACGTCCCGCTGCCGTTGTAACTCATCGTTAAATCCTCTCTCGTTGTGCCGCGCCAGTTGCGCCTATGCGCCCTGATGCTTGCTGTGCTGCCTTTTGCGCCGCCGCACGCCTGTCTATATACAATCTCAAGTTGCGCAGTTCATCTTGCGCAGGCTGGCCTTTTAACAACAACAATTCTGCCAACTGTTGTCGTTGCCGTTCCGTTAATTTTTTTGCACCGCCCTTTTCTGCAATCGTTGCTGCCGTTGTCAGTACGTCGCCTTGCGCCGCTTGTGTTGCTCGAAGCGCCTGTGCAAGCACGTTTTGATCTTGTTCGCCCATAATTAAGCGGCCAGTCTGCGAACCTTCACCCATTCGGGCAGTTTTTTGCAGTTCTGCCTCACGCAACACCGTGGCTTGAAAATCTCTAAAGTTGTTTCCAAAGATCAACCGCAACCGCTTCTGCATTGCAGGCGATTTCTGCAAATTCATCAGTTTGGTTTGCCCTGCCGGTGTTCCGGCCTGATCCCTTAACGCTTGGGCAGCGCCAAGACGGAATGCCCGCAACTGCGAAGGTTCCATGTCGTCAATAATGTCGGATATTTCCTCAACATCCTCGTTCATCACCTTGCGACCGCGCTCCATCGCGGTTTTAAGTTGCGTTTCGCTACCAAAGTTTGCGCGAGCAAGTTGGTAAATGCTTTGACCTTGATTGTCTTTCGGAGAAATCTGGTCAAGTTTGTCAATAAACTCGCGGCGCAAATTAGTGTAGGCGCGGCTTTTTTCGGTTGCTTTTCCAATGGGCGTTCTTGCGGCATCTTCAATGTCGTACAACGTCTTTTTTAGCGTGTCCAACACTTCAAACGGCACTCTGTCGCCCGGGCGCAAATTGCCAAGGTTAAGTTTTTCCATGCCTTCAACTAACGCCAGTTCTTCAGCCTCTGAAAACGCTTTGCTGGCGCGGCTAATTAATTTTGCAAGCCCAGCGTCAACCGGAAAATCAACATTTTCAAGTTGCGCGTAGTACGGCGCTGACTTTGCTCTGGCTTGTTCTGTGTATTGGTTGACAGTAGCGCGGTAGGGGATGTTTTCCGCGTCTAAAGCGCGATCTGAAGCGGCAATAAGTCTATCGCCACGCTGATTGACAAGTGGCCGAGTGCCACGCTCAATCATGCCCATCGTTGAACCGGGCTGATTGCGGAGCAACCCTAATTCGCTACGTGTTGCCGCGCCTGTTGCGGCAATTGGAGCCTCTGGCCCAAGACCGCCGCCGCGAGGGCGTTGCAATCGCGCAGCAGCAACGGCAATCGGGTCAGCCTCAATGCCGCTCGTCAACATGTCCAATTCTTCTTGCAACTGCGCCTTTAGTTTAGACGGCCCGGGCAGCACTTTGAGTTGTCGCTCAAGTTCTGTAACGCGGTCTTGTTTCGAAATAGTGTCTGGCGGCATCCGCGCATACAGATCGCGCTGCAACAACTGTGCAAGACGTTCCCGCGCAGGTTGCAATTCAAAATCTTGACGCATTCCCGGCACCATTCTACGAATGGCCGCACCGCCGCCCTTAATGCCAAGGCCAGCCGCGCCGCCCGTAGCAATACCTGCGCCAGTTCCGTACAAAACGTCTGTCGCTAATTCTTGCGCGGTTTCCGCTTCACTTGCGCCTGCCGCACCCAATGCGCTTTGTCCTGCAATTGGGGCGATATAACCAGCGCCTCGACGAATTGCGTTAGCGCCCAACGGGGCGGCTGAACCGCCCATCGTGAACGGCACCGTAGCAAGGCCGCCTGCCGTTTCAAGAACGGGGGCCAATACGGGATTTCTTTCTGCAAACGCCGTCGTTGCGCCACGCACAAACTGCTGCATTGGCGGGCCTGCTTGCATAGGATCAAACTGCGGCCCTTGAATGCCCGCCATGCCCATGCCGCGCTGCATTTGAGAAGCGCCGCGCATAGCCTCTGCGCCAGCCAACTCATCCAAGAATTGCGAGGTAAGCCCTTGGCCCGTGGTCAATACGCCTTGCAAAAATGGCGATGCTTGCGACCCCGCTTGGAAAGCGGTTGGCTTCAATTGTTGCAATTCTTCCCATTTGCCGCCGCGAAAAACGTATCGCTGGCCCGTTTCTTTGTTGGTTGCTGTTGCGCCTTCTTGGTAAGCCATTGCTGCTCCCCTTACCGTCGATCCAGCGTTGCGCCGGGAGGCAACTGGCTGCCATAAACCGCTGGCGCAACAATATCAGGCAACATTCCCGGCATATTTCGGAAATTAGGCAACTCTCGGTAACGCGATCTAACGGCATTGCTGCGAACAATGTTGGCTCGCGCTGCTTTGTCGTTCAAATCGGCAAGATAACGCAAATTTTCATTAGTCATTTCAATTTGACCCGCTGCCGCTTTTTCCAAGAATTTGCGGTCGTTATCAGTAAATCCTTGACCAGAACCTAAACCGCTTGTCTTGACAAGAGAAAGCGTTGTTTTTGCAAGATTTGCCGACAAATTTTCCGTAACGCTTGCGCGATCACCGGCAATAAAGCCTGCACTTGAAAGCGCTTGCTCAAGACCAAGACGAGCGTTTGCGCCAAACCCTGTAATTGGGTTTTTTACTAATAGGTCGCGCACATTGTTTGCAACTTCAATTTGCCCCAGCGCGGCTTCGCCTGCCTTAATTGTTTCAAGGTCTTGCGCTGCAATGCCCTTGGCAAATTCATCAGCCAATACGTTAGTTGTTCTTTCGCCCGGCAACACAATCGTTTTGTTGCCTGTGGTGTCAGTTAAAAACTTTGCAAACGCCGGGTTTTGTGACGCGATCAAAAATTCTTCGTATTTGTTTGGCAAATTAGGCGCTTTTGGCGGCTTTGCCAACGCAAACGGATCGCCCGTTTCTTGGTATTTCTGACGGCTTTCTGGCGATGCTTCCATGATCGCCTCAAGACTGACCTGCGGCTGACGCGACAGCATCAATTGTGCGTACCGCTGCGCCATTGGCGTACCGCTTGCCAGCGCACGGCTCAATGTTTCCTCGCGCTGTTGATACGTCGGCATCACGGTTTCCATCATGGGCTGTTGCGCCATTTCTGGTTGGTATGCACTTGCAATGCCCGTGACATCAGTTTCTGGCAATGCACCACCCGTGACGCTGCGGGTTTGTGGGCCAAGGTCGCGGCGCAACGCTTCAAAGGCTTCCACATCAGCCTGACGCGCTTTGGCTTCAGATTGCTCTGCTTTTTCGCCTAACTTCTTGGATGTATACGCCGACAACACGCGAGCAATTGCGTTGGCGGGAGTCGGTGTAGCCCGAAACCCTTGGAACGTATATGGCTCTGCTTCTGGCTCAAAAGCCTGTTGACGCAACATTTCTGCCAATTGCTGCTGACGCTGCGCTCGCAGCATTTCCTCCTCGTAAGCCGAGGGAGCGCGAAATGTTGGGACGTTGCGAACTCTATTCTGCGCCATCGTCAAAGTCTCCTCTGTACCGACCGCCCTGCGGGGTCGTCATCCCCGGCGACGACACGCGGGGACGCTGCATGTTGCCGATCTGCGGGGATCGCATTTGAGATGGCCGCATCGGCGTTGATCCCATGCGACCGGGTGCGCCCATCATCCCCGTTGTGCCGGGTTGTGCGGTCATTTGGGGGCCGTTGAAGTTCATCATCTGTGGGGCAACGCCCGTAGCGGTGTTTGGCGTAGCGCCGCTGTAGGCGAGGCTAGGACGCATTGCGGGCATGCCGTCACGCTGCCCCGGCGGTGCGCTGATGGAGCGGTTGCGTTCTTGCAGCGCCAGCATCTGCGCCATGCGCTGCGGTCGGTCGGGTCTAAATCCGTTCATGCTAACCCCTGCGTGTTGATGGGCGTTACGGTGTCGTATGTGTTGCGGCCTACGCTTTGGCCGACGCGCTTGTTAGCCATTTGGCGCATTTTGAGCAGTTCAAGCGGGTCAATAGAGGCGGTGGGCGTAGCCATTGACGGAACGTTTGCGTAATCGGTGTTGATGCGCTGATTGGCCTCTTGCAGCGCCAGCATTTCTGCGAGGCGTTGCCCATCGGTGCGGTCTTTGTACGTTTTGGCGTAGCGCATTAGAGCATCCCGTAGTTGACCATTTGGAAGCCATCATCGCGGGTAATGACCGCTTCTGGCCGTACCTGCTCCACTTCATCAGCCATTACGCCGCGTTGGCGAGTGCCGAAAATGTCGTATTCGTACACGCCGATGCCGAGCGGGTGCGTGCCGATGCGCACAATGTTGGACTTCAAGCGGCGATCCGATGGGAAAACGCCGCCTAGCATCGCTGCGCTGCCGAGCGACCCGGCAAGGTTAAACAACCCGCCCATGTTGCTCGCGGCTTGGTTGGCTTGGATGCCATACCGCTGCATCGCGGCTGCATCCTGCGCTTGACCACCTTGGAAAATGGGCGCGGGAGCGACCGTGACGCCGCTGTAGCCTTGGAACTGCGGCACGCTGACCTGCCCGCCTGAGAGCAATGCGCTGATCTCGTTGACTGGAAGGCTGCGGATGGCCGCTTGCTGTGCCAACGCTTGTTGCACCGCCGTGTTGTAGAACTGCTGCTGCGCAATGTTCTGCTGGAACTGCTGTTGTTGCGCGGCGTTCTGTGCGGCAAGGCGCTGGAAGTCCTGCGCTTGGTTTTGCGCGAGGGCTTGGTTGCGCAAGCCTTGGTAATCCATGACTTGCCCGAACCGTTGCGCTTGGGCTGCGTTCTGCGCGGCTTGCTGGGCAAGTTGACGCTGATACGCTTGTGCTTGCGCTTCGTTGTAGAAACCAGCCTGTCCCGCCGCTTGTGCCGCTTGCTGCTGCTGGCGTGCAAGGTTGAACTGTGCGGCTTGTTGCTGCTGTGCAAAGTTTTGTGCAGCGGCAGCGTTGGTGAGTTCTTGAGCCTGCTGGCCCATGCCGAACTGCTGCATCAAGGCTTCGCGGTTGAATTGCTGGCCTTGGAGCGCCTGCTGGTAAGCCTGCTGCTGCGCTTGGTTAAACGCCTCACGCGAGGCCAACGCTTGCTGGAAGTTTTGCCCCCCAGCGGCGTTGATGATCTGCTGCAACTGCGCCTGCTGACCAAACTGCTGTGCGCCAAGTTGCGCCTGCAATCCGGTGACATCCTGCGCTTGGCCGAACCGTTGCGCCTGCGCGGCACGCTGCGCCTCCTCTGCGGCGAGGGCGCTCTGCAAGTTCTGCTGAACCGCTTGGTTCTGCATCTGCTGTGCGGCTTGGCCTTGGGCAAAGTTCTGCGCAATGGCTTGGTTGGCTGCTTCTTGCGCTTGCTGACCCATGCCGAATTGAGCAAGGGCTTGTTGCTGGGCGAATTCGCCACCCGTAACTGCTTGACCAAACCGCTGTGCTTGGGCTGCGCGATCTGCCTCGGTTCCCGCCATCGCTTGCTGGAAGTTTTGGGCGATAGCGCGGTTGACGGCATCTTGCGCTGCCTGACCCGTCTGGAACGACGCCAATTGAGCCTCTCGCCCAAACTCTCCCGCCGCAAGACGTTGCGAGAACTGCTGCGCTTGCGCTTCGTTGGCGAACTGACCTGACTGCAACGCCAACTGCGTGTTTTGCGCGATAGCCTGATTGCGAGCCTGTTCGCTTTGCATCCCTGCGCCAAATCGTGCCAGTTCTGCTTCTTGACCGAACTGCGCACCCGCGAGGCGCTGCTGGAACGCTTGCTGCTGCGCTTGGTTTGCTGCGGCTTGGGTGGCAAGTGACTGCTGCACGTTTTGGCCGAGGCCGACGTTATAGAGGCCCGCCTGCTCCATGCCAGCGCCAAAGCCTTGCAGTTGCGCTTGGTTGGCGAACATTGCGCGGGACTGCTGTTCAGCAAACCCTTGCTGCCGCGCTGCTTGGTCAAGCGCAATGCCCTGCGCTGCGGCTTGCAGCAGCAGATCGTTTTCTTTTTGCGCTTGTGCCGACATTGCAGCGTTAAACGCTTCACCGCCGGGGGCAAGCCCTTGGTTGACAAGTTGTGTGTACAGTTGTTGGCGTTCGCCCTGTAACTGCGGCTGCAACCGCGACATGATCGCTTGCTGCGCCGTCGTACCGGCTTGGATCGGCGCTGCGGCCAACCCTTGTATGTCAATCTGACCTTGTAACTGCGGGCCTTGGACGAACTGCTGTGCGTAACCGAATTGACCCTGCGCAGGAGCGCCTTGCGGGCCACCGATGCCAGAGAGGTCAAGGCCGCGAAGTTGTGGGCCAGCGACCATGCCGCCTTGCGCTTGGCCGAACTGCCCAACGCCGCCTTGGATGCCCATAAGGCCGGAGGTATCAAGCCCTTGGAACTGCACGCCGCCGGGGCCACCAGCCGCCATGCCAAACTCGCGGCCAGTCATGCCGCCTGCTACACCGCCGACACCTGCGAGGTTTAATCCCTGCAACTGCGCGGCTTGCGGGCCACCGCCAGCCATGCCGTAAAGGCCGCCCGTGGGGCCGCCAAAGGCTTGTCCATAGGTGAAGGGGCCGGTGCCTTGCCCAACGCCGCCGACGCCCGAGTAGTCCACGCCGTACTCACGCGGAATGCCGATATAACTTGAGCCAGCGGGCGCAAAACCTGTTTCGCCTATTGCTGTCTGCGGACCGCCATACTGAAACTGTCCGAGGCCGGGTGCGGCAGGGCCGCCAAAGGCTTGCTGACCCGTTCCCATTTGCCCGGGGAGTTGTTCGGTGTAATACCCCGTCGTTGGGGCATATCCACCCGCGCCCGGGGCGTTTAATTGCATATCGCCCGTGGCAAACCCCATGTCCACAAATCCGGCCTCGCCGCGATAAGGGACATAACTGCCGGGGGTCGCAATCGCGCCTGCACCCGGCACGCTGTATTGCAGCCCGGGGATGCTGCGAGCGTCAAAGGCCGAGGCTATTCCAAGGTCACGCAAACCGCTTGCTGCGCTTTCGGCGGCCTGCGACATGGATAACTGCGCACGCTCTTGGGAGCGCAACGCTTGCAATGCGGCATCGCTACCCAACGACTGCGTAATTGTCGGTTGTTCAATGTAGGTGGTGAACTGCTCTTGGGTCGGTGCTTCGCCCACATACGCGAGCGGATCGGCTAACTGCGCCGCACGGAATTGTTCCATCGCCTTGTTATAGGCGTCGGTGTCCACCGTGGGCGTTTTTGTCCAACTAACCGTTTGGCTGCCCGTTGGCCCGTAAACGTTCGGGTTAGACATATAGGCCGATTGCTTGGCGGCTGCCAAGTTGGCCTCACCCTGCTTGATCGCAAGGGTGGTGTAATCAGGTGCTGGCGGCGGTGCCGGTGATCTTTTGCCCATACCGAGGCTCCAAATATCGACACTTGTCAGGTGTCTGCGTCATCAAAACAATGTCCCCAGAATCGTGCGCGGCTCCTTTGATTCGCGCTTCTTCCGAAAACCCCATCTTGCTGACCAATGCGAGCGCCCGGGTATGGTTGCTGCTGATTGGCCCAATGATCTTATCAACTTTCGCAACGTTGTAGGGATAGTCATACACCGCTGCCAAATACGCCGGGGTCACTTGCTGCCAAACGATGTGGCACATCACGCTGACCCCGTTCCAGTTCTCGTATACCGTCCCAGCGACGATTTCGCCGTCGCGTTCTAGGCCGATGGCAACTGACCGATTAGGGTCAAACCCGCCCTCTGTCTGAGCGGTGACCCATGCCCCAACATGGGGGCCGGTTACGATGCGCCAGCCCATCCGAGTTGGTACACGATGTCCGTTGACGCCCACTCCAATGTCAGGTTCTTGCTGCTGCTGTTGAAATTAACGCCCGCGCAATACCCGATGCCTTGGAGGCCCACGAAGTTGTTGGTAACGACCGTATCCGACCCCCAGAGTGCTTGACCCCACAACCCTACGTCCCAGAGGCCGTAAGCGGTAGGCGAAAACGAGAGGGGGCCAACGATGTCAGCGGTCTGGAAATCCACGTTGACGCCGATGCTGATGGATGGAACGCCATTGCTATAGATCGTCGGTCGCCCACGGGTGAAATACTTGATGACGCCGCGAGTTTCAAAGTAGTTGAAGGCTTGCAATGCGCGAGCGGGGATGGCAGCGCCGTTATCTGCGAACGACGTTGTACCTGATCCCGTTGTCCACGCCTTTGCCACAACGCCGTCGGTGCCGAAATAGGGCGTGTCGTTTAGCAGCGTCCAAGCGTTTGCATACCAGCCCGTAAACCGGCACCACGCCTTCGTGATGTTGTTCATCACAAACTGTTGTTGCTGGCCCGTGCTGACGGGAATGTTGATGATGAGGGCGTTGTTGAGCGGGTTGTAAAGCAGTCCCCACCCAAAATTGGCCTTGTACTGCCGTGTCGCTGCTGCAAATGCGCCTTGAATCTTGTCAGAAAGGGCTACTTGCGGGTCTAAACGCGATGATTGCAGCGCCGAGGCGAGCGGGATTAGTCCATCCAACGTCAACACCAGCAAATCGCCGCCGTATTTCGTAACGCACCGACGAGAAATAGGCGAACCGACCTGCCAAACGCCAATCAGCGCCCATGTTGATGCGCTTGAGGGATCGGTGCCGCGATAGACGATGATTTCGCCTTGATCGGTTATGAAAACAAGGTTGTCGTCAACGCCATAGCCCGCGTCTATCGTCCATGTCGCCATCGCAATCAGTCGCCCACCGTTGCGAGCCACCGATGACAAGTCAAGAACGTTTGCCGCGCCGCCTACCGATGCCGTGGGCAAATACCACGCCTTCAACGTGTCCTTTTGGATAAACCACATGCGGTTTTTGAACAGCGTGGGGCCGTGCAAATCCGTTGTGGTGACGCCTGTGATGGCAGGACTGCTGCTGCCGTCAATCGGTGTCCACGTTGACCCGTTGTAGAGCAGCGGCTTGTCTACGCCGTTGGCTGCGTAAAGAAAACTGCCGCCCGCAGTCGTGATATTGGCGTATTCAAAGCGGCTGTTGGTTAGCCCTGTGACCACCGCAGCGCCCACCGCCCCTGCTGCGGTAACGTCGAAAATTTCGCCGCCTACGATGGCGAACATTTCGTCGTTGGTGCCGCCGTTGAAGGTCATCAGCGTTTCAATCTGCCCCGACATTCCCGTAGCGTGCGGTTCCCAGCCACCACGCAACCCAACACTTGAAACGCCGGGGAACAGATTGTCCAGCGTTACCGCGTCGGTCGGAGCCATATTGGCGAGCGAGTCGCGGGCGTTCCAGCCGCCCACGGGGGCGGGGAGCGAGGCGACGTTGTTGCTCGTCCTCTGGATTAACCGGCGGCGAACGGGCGATGCCATTATGGTAACATCCCCATATGTGCCAAATGGGAGGATGTATGGAAATTTGGAAACCTGTAGTTGGTTATGAGGGGTTGTACGAGGTTTCTGATGCTGGACGTATTCGTAATATGCGTACGGGCAAAATTAAGACGTATACGCATGACCGGCAAAAACGTCGGCCTTTTGTTGGGCTTTGGCGTAACAACAAAATTCGCATTATTTACCCGCACAAAGCGGTGTTGGAGGCTTTTGTTGGCCCACGCCCATCGCGCATGGAGGCTTGCCACAACAATGGCGATCCGTTTGACAATCGGCTTGAAAACTTGCGATGGGATACTTCGCGCAACAATCAACTGGATCGCATTAAACATGGCACCTCCAACAGAGGGGAGCGATGCGCTGCGGCTAAATTGACCGAAGCGCAAGTGCTGGCTATTCGTGCCGATACGCGGTTTCAACGTGAAATTGCTGCGGATTATGGCGTTCAGGAAAACACCATTAGTCGCATCAAATCGCGGCAAAGGTGGAGCCACGTTCATTGACTGTCGGTTCCGTAATTTGAGTCCGGCAAATTGTCGTAGCCGATGAGAACGGTGCCGGGGCGCGGCGCAAACGAGAGGTTAGCGGCTGCCGTGTCTTGCCCCACCGCTGTCTCAAACTCCATGAGGTAATCGCGGTAAAGGGCGGTCGTGTCAAAACCCTTGGCCTCAAAATACTTGAGTTTTGTACCCAGCACCATGAGGCGGTCGGGGTAGATGCAGGTATCGGTGTCAGCGGTAAACGAGTTCTTTGGCGTGCCGTCTGCGGCCTCTGCCCATGCCTTGCTGCGGTACTCAAACCCGAGCAATTCGCCCGCATTCATACCCGGCCAAATCTGGAAGTATTTGCCGAGCAGACGCCAGCGGATACGTGGGCCGGTGCTGATGTACCCCGAGAGCAGCCATTCCCATTGCTGCGGGGACTCGGGGCCGAGCATTTCCCAACGCTTGCTCTTGTCCCAATGCGTGCGGTTGACCGTGCTGACGTAATCCGCAGGCAGGTCGTATTTGACCTTTTGGAAAAGCACCTGCCCACCTATCTGCGCCTCAGTTGGCGTGTAGTTGAGCGTCACGCTGGTCGGGCCTACGCCTGTGACGTAGGTGGCGTTCGGGATGCCCACGCCTTGCACTTGATACTGCGTTGACAGCCCTGCTGTAGACGGTATGCCGGTGATTGTCGCTGCCGAGGTTGTCCACGTTCCCGTGGTCGTGATCGCCTCGGTGTAGAACGTATGCTGGCGCGTCAGTTCTCGCCAGTCAGCACGACGGAGCAATTCGTAACCACACGCATTCATCAGCGCCAGCAACTGCACAACGTCTTGGCTGTTGTTGCCCGCTACGGTGGTCGGGGTCGGGATGCCTAATTCTTGCGTGCATTCCGTAATCAATTGCACCATCGTGCTGCCCATACTATGCCTCCGCTAATTCTTTCGGGGGTCGGCCTCGACGCTTCGTTTCCATCAGCGTCGCCATCTGCGCTTGCAATTCTGCAAGTTGCTTCTTCGTGTCCTCAAGTTCCGCGCTCGCTTCGCTGCGGTTCTTGCGGTTCAGATACAAACGCGCACGGTCGCGCAACCCGATGCCGCCCATACCGATACGCTGAAGTTGCGCATCCGAGGCCAGCGCCAGTTGCTCGACGGTGACAAATTTCAAGATGTTTAACTCCGCGATCTGGTCGCGGTTGATTTCCTCAGGAGCGTCCTTGTTCCATTGCGTGAGCGGCGTACCGATCTCTTGCGCTGCACCCTCGCTCTGCTGCATCTGGTAATACAGCCATTGGCGCGGAAACCGTGCCTTGTGATCGTCGCGCAGGGGCTGGTCAAGGATGTTGGTCTTGTCGCCGGGGGACATGATCCGAACGTAAGTCTTGCCCTTGTTTGCACCTTCGTCGCGGGTGTAGAACTCAACGTGCAGTTGGGCGTCGGCGTTGCTGATGTCGCTGTCTAACATTTCCGTTGCTCCTGTGGGGATTACAGGTTGTTGACCTGTGTTACGGTACAAATTACAGAGGGAATTGCGGGATAAACGCTTGTGGCGCTTGCCGCGAGTAAAACTACGTCGGTGTCGTCGGCCTCGTACATCAATTCTACATAATTGGTGGCGTCAAGTTGTATCAAGAAGTTCCAAGCGGCGACTACCTCTGCTGAAGAACCTTGAATAACCACTCGGCTTGCCGTGTTCGGCACGTTGGTGCCGTTTTTGCGTAGCCAAATATGGATAACTGCCGCTGCGCCAGAGGTTTTATCCAACTGCGCCGAAAACTGGACGTTGTAGACGCCTTGATTGTCCACCACGATGCGCGACGTAGGCGAGCCAATGCTGACGCCGTTTGCCGCGTCGGTGGTGGTAAACGTCATTGCATAAGCGGTATTGATTGATGCAACGGTCTGAAGTGCTGTGCTTGAAAACGCACCGTAGTGCAGGATCGGAACCGCGCCGTTAAACCCTTGCAGTTCTTCCCACGCGCTGTTGCTAACGGCAAAAAACGCCGCTGCGCTGCCGATATTAATTACCGCTGAACTTGCACCGTTAATTGTAGATGCTGCCTCATACGGGTACACCGTCAGCGCGTTTGCACCCGAGTTGGTTATCCATATCAACTCGCCCATTTCGGTCGGCGGCAGTTTGACGCCAGCGCCCGAGGCCACCGTGGTGATGTTGTTGTAGACAAACGTGATCGCTGTGGCGTTGCCCGCTGACGTTCCTGCTGCGCTTACCGAGGCATTACCGTCACCGCAAATGGAAACGGTGGACAGGCTGTTGACGCCTGACCCTAGCACGCGAGACGGGATCGCCATTAGGCCGCCTCGGCTTGGTTCTTGCGCACGTACATGATTTCTGCAATCAGTCCGTCGCCTTTTACGTCAAGGTTGAGGTCGGGCATGACCTCAAACAGTTTCTGAAACTCGTTGGCCTGCTGGGCCATTGCCATGTTGCAGTTAAACTTCCTGCCAAGCGGGCCGCCTACCCAAATGTCCACAGTTGCACCCGGCATTTCGCCGCCGAACCGCTTGCGACCGTCTGGGCCGTTGCATGAATCGTATCCGTACATCGTGAAGTTACGGAATCCAAGTACATAGCCGATATTGATGGCTCGTAGCCCCGAGGTCGTGCCGCCACCCACAGCAACCTTGCCGGGGCCGATGGCTTCCATTTCCGGCCCGGGCGCCCATGAATGCCACAGCAGCACTTTGCGCCCTTTCAGATAATCAAACATGGAAGGCGGGCAGCGCGAAGCGGGCATGTACGTGGTGTCATCGTTCAACCGCTGTATGCAGTTGGTGCGGTCGCGGGGGTCTAGGCTGATCCACAGCGTCGGATTGATGCCGTGTTCTACGAGGAAGTCATGTGCGCCCTTAATGGCGACAATTGGGCGTCCTGCCTTTTGGTGCGCCCGTATTTCTTCAACAAACTCGGGCATTGACCACCCGCTCGCCACCAGCACCATGTTGCCATCGTGTTTGGTGGGAGCGAGGGTCAACTCTGGCAGACCACGGCCAAGCGCCGAGCGGATGTTGGAACACAGTTCCTCCTCCGTACCCGCCGCCTGTACCGTGATCTCCAGCGGTTGCATTAGGTCGTGACCGAACCCGTTGCAACGTGGACATAACCCGCAATGCAAGTCACCGCAGAGGCCGAGGCCGCTGAGGTGGTTGCAACGAGGCCCGCCACAAGGCCACCCGACACCACGGCGTCGTCAAGCGACCCGGCGGTGGAGGTGGTGTAAAGCGGAACATTCGGCTCGCAGGCTACCAGCACGTTGACACGCGGCTTGCCGCCCAACTGCACCCAGCCGTAGTAGGCCGAGGCAATGGACACCTGCGCAAACCCGACCGCCTTTGAAGCAGCCGAGTTCGTCGTGGTCAGCGGAACCACCTTGTTATCCACCCGCACGGCAACTGCCGAGTAAGTGGCAACGGTGGAGGCCGCCTGCACGTAGATCGCCTGACCGCCATCGTCAAGGTTGACGGTGGTGCCGAGGTTGAATTGCGCAGTCGTGTCGGTGTAGCCGAGAGCAACGCCAATGAGATTGCTAGTTGAAACAGTCATTGTCGTACCCCTATCAGTTAATCAACACGCCTTGGAACTGGCTGCCCGAGCAGGTGAGGTTACCGGCCCAGCCAATCAGTTTCACAATAGCGTCTTGGTTGACGGCCTGACGCTCACCACCAATCGGAACAAAGTTACGATCTTTGTGGGGACGGAACATCAGGTACTTGGTATTAAGGAACCACATGTGGTTGGCGTTCCCCGAACCGCTGTTGTAGGTGGACGAACCAATACCACCGTCCAGCACAACGTCGGAGGCCATGCCTGCGCCGTAGTACTTGAGGGAGGCAAAGCCCGCGCCCGCCATGCCCGAACCACTCTCGGTGATACGCTGGATCGCTTGGAGCGATTGCAGGTAGAACCGATAATAGTTGTTGTCGGCCACGATCAGGTCAGGCTTGTCGGTTCCACGAACCAACTGCACCGCGAGGGCGTCCATGTAACCCTGCACGTTCTGGCTCGTCACAGCGCCCGTGCCGTCCCCCGTAGCGGAGAACTTCTTGGACTGCCAGAACGACCACACGGCGCGGTTGATGCCGCCGTAGGTGCCAGTCGTCGGGTCATCCGGCACAGCCGCAGCAAGGCCCGTGAGGTTCTTGCCCGCGTTGCCGGTGCCGTCACCGTACAGGTCACCGCTGATGCGGTTAGCCAACTGCGCTTCCGCAACCGACATACGACCATCAAGAAGGTCGATGATCGCCTCCTTGCCCGAGTTCTGGATCATTTCCAGACCCGAAATCGTCACGGCGCTGGCGTACTGCGTGATCGAGAACTGCGCCGAGGAAATCGGGCTGTTCTGACCCACGTTCAGCACTTCGTAACCGCTGTACGAGTTGGTGTTGTTGGTGGTCGGATCGGTGTACATGATTTCTTGAAGAATCACGTTTCCGCCCGAGAACGTCTTAATATTGGAACGTTCTTTTAGCCGACGCAACAACGCGTTGTTGTTCGTCACGTTGTCAGCGAGTTCACCACTACGGCTTTGAATGGTAGTAGCGATGATGTCGCTGATACTGGAATTGGCAAATGCCATTTTGATACTCCTATATCAGTTGATTACAAACGCGATTCCAGATCGGCAAATTGCTCCTCCAAAATCGCACGACGGTCGCT